CGCGCTCGACTGGATCATGGGGAAGATCCAGTGGGCGTACGACACAATCGTCGCAGTCAAGGAGGCGCTCGTCGGCATCGGCTACGACGACGCGAAGGCGGAGGTCGCTGACGCTGATCTCCAGCCCGCCGTTGTGGCGTCGATCCAGGCGTCGATCCAGGCGATGCTGCAGGACCAGCTAAAGACGCTCGCCGGCCTCGGCGGCGGCTTCGCTGATCTCGCGCGGCAGGCGACCGGCGCCGGCGCGCCCCAGGCCGCCAACGGCCCCCCGGTCGCCACGGGCGCGCCGCTGGGCGGCGACAAGGCGGCGCTCTCGAGCTTCGCCGGCGAGCTCAAGATCACCGTCGACGCGGACGGTCGCGTGGCCAAGCAGGAGCTCAAGACCCGCGGCGACCCGGGCTTCGTCGTCCGCGCGAACGTCGGAGGACAGCGCTGATGGCCTGGCAGGATGATCTCCTCGACGCGAGCATCGGCGACGCGCCGTTCTTCGCGCTGTCCGTGCGCTCGACGTTCGGCCGGCGCACCGTCGTGACCGAGTTCCCGGATCGGGACCAGGCCGCGAGCGAGGACCTCGGCCGTCGCGCGCGCCGCTTCGCCGTCGAGGGGGTGACGATCGGCGCCGAGTACATGCGCGCGCGCGACGCTGTCGTCGACGTGCTCGAGGGCGAGGGGCCGTACGTCTTCAGCCACCCCTGGTACGGCGAGGTCTCGGTGGTGCTCGACGGCGCCGTCGAGGTCTCGGAGAACGTCAACGAGGGCGGCGTCGCGCGGATCTCGTTCTCGGTCGTCGAGGTGGGCACGACCGAGCCGCTGAGGATCGTCGCGAGCCCGGCGGCGGATTTGAAGTCGGCCGGCGCGGTGGTCGCGGCGCAGGCGGCGACCGACTACCAGAAGGTCAAGGGCGGGACGAAGGCGCTCGCGGCGATCGCCGGCGCGATCAGCAAGCTCGCCTCGACCATGAACAAGGTGCGGCAGAAGACCCTCGCCGCGGTCGGCGGCGTCGACGACCTCACGTTCGCGCTCTCGGATCTCGACGACGCGCGCGACACCCTGGCGGCGCTGCCCAGCGCCCTGATGACCAAGGTCGCCGGCCTGCTCGCGGCGCTGGGAGAGCTGATCCGGACGGCCAACGTCGCGGACGTATCCGAGTACCCCGGCGGCGAGAAGACGATCCGGGTCGACGCCGGGCTTCAGGCGGTCTCGGATCTGTCGGCGGTCGACCTCGACACCGACCCGGAGGACGCAGACGCGGCCGAGGCCGAGCAGCTGCTGTCGATAGCCTTCCGCGCCCAGGCCGTCGCGACGTACTCCGACCTCTTCCTCGATCTGCCGCTCGAGTCGACTGAGCAAGCGGCGACCGTGATGGCGACCCTCGGCGGGGCGATCGAGGACCTGCTCGGCGACCCGATCACGAGCGACGAGCTGTTCGCGGCGCTCTCGGATCTGCGGGCCGCGCTCGACGCTGCGCTCGACGCCGCCGCCGAGAACCTGCCGTCGATCGCCACCTACGATCCGCCGTCCGCTCTACCGGCGCTGCTGATCGCGTACCTCGTCCACGGCGACCCGACGCGCGATCTCGAGGTCGTCGCGCGCAACAAGGTCGCCGACCCCAACTGGATCGGCGGCGCAGTGGAGGTGCTCCTTGGCTGACGATCTGGTGCTGCGCACGAGCGGCGTCGAGCTCGAGGGCTGGACGTCGATCCAGGTCACGCGGTCGATCGACCAGCTCGCGGACTCCTTCGCCCTGTCGGTGGCGACGTCGCAGATCCGCTCGATCGACATCTACGCCGGCGAGCCCTGCGAGATCCTCTACCGCGGCGAGCTGCTGATCAGCGGGTACATCGACGAGATCGACGCGGGCGACTCGGCGACGTCGACGACGCTGTCGGTGGCCGGGCGCTCGCGCGCCGGCGACCTGGTCGACTGCAGCGCGATCCACAAGCCCTGGCGCAACGTCGAGGGGCTCAAGATCGCCAAGGAGCTCTGCGAGCCGTTCGGCATCGCCGTCAGCACCACCGCCGGGCAGCTGCCGAAGGAGCGCTACTTCAAGGTCGCCGAGGGCGAGACGGTGTTCGACGCGCTCGCGCGCCTGGCGGCGCTCCACGGCGCGCGCGTCGTCAGCTACCCGGACGGATCGATCCGCTTCGTGCGCGTCGGCGAGCTGCGCTACCCCGACGTCACGATCGAGCGCGGCCGCAACGTCGTCAGCGCGCGCGTCCGCCGGTCGATGACCGAGCGCTTCAGCCAGTACATCTTCAAGGCGCAGCTCGCCGCCGACGACGAGACCTTCGGCGAGGCCGCGGCGGCGGTGAAGTACGAGGTCGACGACGCCGGCGTCGACCGCTACCGGCCGCTGGTGATCCAGACGGACGGCCAGCGCGGCAAGACGGCGCTGCAGGACGCGGCGACCTGGGAGCGCAACACCAGGGCCGGCCGGTCGCTCGAGCTCGAGTACGAGGTCGCCAACCCGCTCGACATGGGCGGCTCGTGGGCCCACGCGCGCGGCATCTGGGAGCCGAACATCATCGTCGCGGTGTACGACGATCTGCACGGCATCGACGGCGAGTTCCTCGTCGTCGCGGTGACGCTGCTCCGGGATGCGGGCGGGACGCGGACGCAGCTGCGGCTGACGCAGCCGGAGGCGTACGACGTCAAGAAGCCGCCCATCAAGCGCAAGAAGGGGGGCATGGTCTTTTGAACATCTCCGTCCAGACGATCCGCGACATGGTCAAGGCGAAGGTCGGGCCGCTCGCCGCCCGCGTCGCCGGCCTCGTCACCCGCGGCGAGCTCAAGACGCTGAAGGACTCGACGGGGCTGCAGCGGGCGCAGGTGTCGCTGACCGCCGACGAGGTGCAGGACGACGTCGAGGTGATCACGCCGCCCGGCTTCACCTCGCGGCCGGCCGCCGGGGCCGAGGTGCTCGTCCTCGCGGTCGGCGGCAACTCGGCGCACCGCGTCGCGCTCGTGTTCGACCGCGGCACGCGGCTTGTCGACGAGCTTGCCGAGGGCGAGGCGGCGATGCACATCGGCAACGCCGGCCAGGTGGTGCACCTGAAGGCGAACGGCGACGTGGTGATCACGCCCGGCGCCGGCGCCAAGGTGCTGCTCGGCGACGACGCCGCGACCAAGCACGCGGCGCTGGCGGAGATGATCACCGCCCGACTCGACGCGCTCGTCACCGCCATCAACGCATGGGTGCCCGCCCCGATGGACGGCGGCGCGGCGCTGAAGGCTGCGCTCGCCGCATGGCTCGGCGGCTCGAATGCGTGCGCCTCCGACAACGTCTACGCGAAGGGGTAGCCGATGCTGAAGCTCCGCTGGGACAACGAGCGCGGCGCGGCGCGCCTGATGAAGACCGACGAGGGCGCGCTCGACGTCGATCAGAGCCTCGAGACGATCGTGCTGCTCGCGCTGTTCACGGACGCCGAGGCGACACCCGAGGAGATCGCGGCGGCCGACCTCGACCAGCAGCGAGGCTGGTGGGCGGACGCCGACACCGTGCGCGAGCCCGGCGTCACCCGCATGGGCAGCAAGCTCTGGCTGCTCTCGCGCGAGAAAACTCGCCTCGCCACGCTCCGCCGCGCCGAGGGCTACGTCCTTGAGTCGTTGCTCTGGCTGAAGGAGCAGGGGATCGCCGCATCGATCTCCGTCGTCGCATCGAGACCGCGGCCGGGCTGGCTCGGCCTCGAGCTCGTCATCACCCGACCGAACAAGCTCTTGCCGCCGTTCCGGCGCCTCTGGGAGTTCCAGCACGATGCCGTTTCTTAGACCGACCATCGCCAAGATCCGCGCCCGCACGACCAGCGACTTCGAGTACGAGCTCGGCGCCCAGGTCGCGCGCATCCCGGGCACGCCGGAGCGAGCCTTCGTCCAGGCGCTCGCCGGCGCGTCGCACGGCCTCCACGGGCGGCTCGCCTGGATCGCCCGCAACGCGTTCGCGCACTCGGCCGACGACGAAGAGCTCGCCAGGTGGGCTGCGTTCTTCGGCGTCTACAAGATCCCGGCCGAACGGGCCGCCGGCGAGGCGTACTTCACGGGGACGCCAGGCAGCACGGTACCTGCGAACACGGTCTTCACCCGCGACGATGGGGTGCAGTACGAGACCCTGGAGGAGCTGACGCTCGTCGGCGTCTTCGGGACCGTGGCAGCGCGTTGCCTGACAGGCGGCCTTGTCGGCAACGCGACGATCGGCACCGTGCTCACGCTCGGAAGCCCGATCACGGGGATCGACAGCGCCGTCTACGTCGTCGCGCCGGGGTTCGAGGGCGGGGTCAACGAGGAGACGACCGCCGCGCTGCGCACGCGGCTGCTCGAGCGGCTCGACAACCCGCCGAACGGTGGCGGCCCGGGCAGCTACGTCGCCTGGGCGAAGGAAGTCGCCGGCGTCACGCGCGTGTGGGAGTACGGAAAGGTGCCGAGCCTCGGGCACGTCACCGTGCTCTTTATGCGCGATGACGACGACGTGTCGCCATTTCCGGACGGCGGCGAAGTGACCGCCG